AAACTTAAGTTGCTCAATATGTTCAATTGGAATATGAAGAACTCGTGTAGAGTCAATTCCATTTGCTTTTAAATAATCTGGAGTAATACCAAATTCTGAATCATATAATAGAGCAATACCTTCTGGGTACTTATCTAAATAGGCTTTCATGCAATAAAGACCAAGAAGTGTCTTAAATGACTTAGATGCCCCTGCAAAAATGCTTAAACCTGGAACTAAACCACCATCAAGTGATCCGCTAAATGCAACATTTAGAATTGGTAATTGTGTTGGAATAATATCTTTCTTATTAAAGAAAGATGATTCAGATAAAATTTCTGCTGACTTAATAGAACCAGCAGACTTAAGACGCGCTAATAGACTCATTTTATTTTCCTTGTTGATTATTTTATTGAAGGGAACTACCCCTCAATTCTATATATTACTTATTACTTCATATTTGACTCCGGCTTCATCAAACATTGCCTTTGTCTTTTCCCATGAATCTTTCCAAAATTCTGATTTTTCGATACACGATTGTGGAACAAAAACCGTATCAATACCAACTTGAATCACTGCTTTTGCGCACTCTGAGCAAACCGGAAGACCCCAAACATATAAATGCGAACCTTCAAGTGAAATACCAGATCGTGTAGCATTATAGATCATATTTGTTTCAGCATGCACTACAAGTGAAAGCTTAATCCCTCGATCATTCAATCGTTCTGGCGTATCTTTAATTCCGCGTGGAAATCCATTATATCCACTTGATAAAATACGCTTAGTTTTTGGATCAATTGCTACTGCACCAACTTGAGTGCTTGGATCTTTACTCCAAGAAGAAAATTCTTGGGCTAGTGCAATAAATCGATTGTGCCATTTCATGAGACACTTAGATTATAAAGTTTAGCATAATCAGACTTTGTAATATGTGTACGCCCAGATTCTGCATAATGATCAATTAAATAAAATTGTGATTCATATACATGAAGACTTGCCACATTCCAAATTAGATCACCAACTTGAACATTTAGTTCAGATGCAAGTTTTTGTTGAACATGTTTTTGCCATGCCACATCATTACGATAACCATGAAATGCATCATTTGAACGCATAGTTACATATGAATGAAGCTTTCGATCACGAATAAAGTATTGAACTGCGGTTGTACAAATGAAATCCGACATTCCGTTTTGATTATATTCATTCCAAATATTTGGACGAGTATAAATCATTTGTGCTCGGCGAGAATTTGGATTAGCCTTTAATTCGTTAAAGGCATTAACATATTGATCGTGATTTTCTTGGGAATAAATGCACCATCCATAATTAGAGTTAATTGAGCCTTCTTTGCTGGCAACCTTTTTCCAAATCTCAGGAATAGGCTCTTCAATATCATTAACATTTCGTGATAGTGAATTGTACCAGTCAAACTCGCGCCGAATATAATCTAGATTAGGTGAACCAAAGATACAATCTTCGTTGGCGATAAATTGAGCACCAATAATTTCAACGCATGATGTGCCAGTTTTATCTTTTACAAAATCTTTACGAAGATACCTCAGACAAAGTTCTTCTCGAATATCGCCTACACTAGCAATCTTATTCATCGAAATTTCACCGGAATTAAATCTTGATTGGTTTGGCCTGATCGATTAAAGATATCACGATCTGGTTTTTGACCAGAAATTTCACCACGCATATAAGCTGCCATGAATGATGCATAGTTAATAAGATCAACACACGAATCTTCGACTGATTCAAAATTAACCTTATCACCAGCATGCATTGCATCAAGTACAGAATAGATTCGAAGCACCTTGGCATTCATGATGTCAAGGATTGAATATACACCATTTGGATAATAGTCGGCTTGAACAACTCGCGACGCGGGATTTTGATAGTCTTGCGATTTCTTTAGTTGAAGCTCGATGGCTTCGCGTAGGACTTTTACTGATTCACGTTCTGTCATATCACCTCCAATAAGAAGCATTATATAACTTCTTTGAATTATTGTACATCATTAACGATATAATAGTACCCATTTGTTTTATTAGATACCCTAATATTGTCCATTACTTCTTTGGCTGAAACTGCTTCAATGATTCTAAAAGAAACAGTATCACCAACTACTAATGGACGATCTGGTGGATTTTCATACTTATAAAACACGAATGAAGTAACTTCTTTATTATGAATATTATTCATATACCACATAACCTTATCGTCGGGTATATTGAAATACTTTGTCGCAATTAACTTAAGATCTACTTTTTGATCATTCCAAATAAAATCATGACCTTTATGTGTTGGTTCATGAACAAACTTATTTAACAGCAATTGATATTCAAACAAAACACAATCGGCATTCATTGTCCGTTGTGTTTCAGATCTACTGTTTGGACGAAACACGTCTTTTAAATTATCGCGATAATTAATAAAGTCTTGGCTGACTTTAATTTTGCCAATCTTATTATTGCACTCAATAAGATAATTAATTAGATTATCCATAAATCTTTGCTAGTAGACCTACATTATCAATATGTGTTGGAGCTTGCCAACCTTGCGGCTTGATCAAATCCGGAAGTCCAAGAACATTTGGGCGTGATGCCTTAATGCCTACTTCCTTTGCCATATTTGCTTGATGAACTCGATCCCAAGCTGTTTGTGCATCAACATCAAAAGCATCAAGAGTTCCAATTGCCACGACTGCTAGATCAATCAATGCATCTACAATGTCATCGGCGTTCTTTGCGGTCTTCATTTCATCAAGTTCTTCTTGAAGAAATGCAATCCGAAATTCTAAAAAGCTCTTAAGCTTTTCTGCATCAAATTCACGAACCTTAGAATTAACTCCATAGTGTTCATGCATATCCGCAATATCTTTTACCCAATTAGTCATAATTACTCCTATACAAAAAAATCTTCAAGTGTGGCTACTTCTTCAACATTCCAACCCATTGGTTCAACAAGATCCTTTAGACTTTCTTGGAATGTTTTGTCAAATTGTGTTTCATAATCTATATAACCATTCAATCCAAATTCAACCGGCAAATATTGAGGAAACGCAATGATGTTTTCATGAAATGGATTTGGTGTTTTAAGGTAGATAAACTTAATTTTATCACCATTCTTAATTAATTGATACTTTTTATCCAACCCAAGTCGTTTAAGGTGATAGTTATACAATAAAGCACCTCGCACCGCAATTGGAGTGCCTTTTGAATAAATCTTAGACTTATCAGAATATTCTGTTAAACCATTTGCTGATCTTGGAAATGCAATTTGATCAGGACTGAAAGCAAAGAACTTTTCTTTAAAGTCACATGTATACTTTTGAATATCCTTTTCTGAACCGGATAGAGCAACCTTAATAGAGTTACGTAATGAATCTCGTACTACTTCCGGAGTAGAACTCTGAATCATACTCAAACCTTTGATCTTAAGCTTTGGTTCGGCATAAAGAACACCTTCCGATGCATGAACATTTAGAAGATATTTTTTTTTACGATAGAAAATACCGACGTCAGCAAGTACTTCGAGCTTCATCTTAAGATGATGTTCATAAGCATTGGTATATTCCGACAGTTCTTTGTATGACTTATCAATGAACGGTTGAATAACTGAATTGCAGAACTTATTCATAAATTCAATCTTTTCCGCGGTGTTTTTACCGGTGGTATTATCTTCAATGATCTTATCAAGAATTAAATATACGGAATCGGTGTCGAGCGCGGCGACATAATCTTGGTTTTGTGTTTTACCGGCTTTATTCAAAAATTCATTGAGTTTACGGGCAATCCAACGAGTTGTTAATTGCCCGGACATTGTAATGCCTTCACCAATTCGAATATCGAAGTACCGGAAGTATGCATTGGTTACTGCACCATAACCAGAATTTAGAGTAACCTTCAATGCCATTTGAAGAGTATTTAGACCAGCAATCTTTTGCTCTAAAACTGGATCTTTGTTTTGCTCATATTCTTGTTCAAGTTTAAGCATTTCTTTCTTTGCTTTGACTCGATCAGAATACAACTGCTTCATAAGATTTGGAAGAAAACCTGGCTTGTCACGACGATAAGTCCAACCATTTGCAGTTAAAGCATAGTTAAGTTCATGTGCTTTTGTGGTATCACTTGTCTTTTCAATAAGTTCATCAACATTCACCTTTAGCATTGTATCAGTAATAGTTTCTGGACTCATATTATAGGCCATAATCAAAGATGGATATAGTGAGTTCAAGTCAAATGAAGCAACCCACTTATGCATTCCTGTAATAGGTTCTTTAACATATCCACCAACAAATGGAACTTTCTTACCATTACCTTTAAGTGGAATAACAGTATTTTGTTCTCGAAGATAATTATAAATCAAAATATCCCACGTCTTTACCGGCGAATAAACATCTTCATAATTAATTTTTGCTTTATAAGCTAGTGTATAAGCTAGATTAATGAGACGCAGTCGATCTTCAAGACGATCTACGAGTTCAACGTCGATGATGTTATACTGAACAAACTTAATCCAATTCTTAGTATAGAATTCTTTGAATGAACTATATTCCGAGTGATCAAGTTTATTTTGACCGAGTTCAACCTCAGCAATATGATCCAACCGATAAGATTCACGGGCAGTAAAGGTAAACTTTTTGTATAGCTCAAGATAGTCTAGAATTGAGACACCCGGAATACTAAAGATTTGTTCTTGATTATTATTATGAAATGCCTTTTCATCGCGAATTAGATTCCATGGAGATAGAAGTTCTGCCTCAAGACCAAGGCGGCGTACTCGGCGAATAAGATATGGAATATCGAAAAAGTTAATGTTCCAACCCGTGATAACATCTGGAGTATTGTTGCGCCAAAAGTTTAGAACTTGTTGAAGCATTGCGATTTCATCACGACACTTCAAATACTTTACGGATGGATCGGTGTTTTGATAATCTTTGCAACCAAAAACAACCTTGTTCTTAGTTCGATTATCCATAAGAGAAACTAGAAGAATTTCTTCATTAGCTTCTTTAACATTTGGAAACCCAAATTCGGTGGCCGTTTCAATGTCGATAGTGAAAATGCGGATCTTTGACGCATCAAATTCAATTTCATCAGGATATCGATCTGAGATGAATTGATATTCAAATTGAGTCATACCATAGATTGGAAACCCTTCAACCTCAGTATACATTTCAACAAAGTCTTTGGTTTCACGCATAGAGCCTGGTTTAATCTCATATGCTGTTTGGCCATTTAAGGTCTTCCAATCTGACTGAGGAGGATTACCTTTTCTTGCGGTAGTAAAAAGTGTTGGTTGAAAATCTACTTTTTCTTTAAAGGAGATACCCTTCGCATCATATCCACGAAGAAGGATTTTATTACCATAAGCAAAAACATTAGTATACATTACAACTCCATAAAATAGTATTATATTTCATAACTTATTTTATGTACACTATGCCGTCATCCAAACATCCTCGCCTTCTAGAATAACAACTTCATTTCCATCGTGTTCTTCAATCCTAAACCGTGTTCCAACCGGAATCCACTTGATTTCTAAGTCATTTGCTCCACCAAAGTAATAGCTTTTATCGGTGTACTTGTTAAGACAATAATTAATAATCTTATTTGTCACTTTGTCTTCTTCATTCCAAAATGAATTAAGATTTTCTACTTCTTCTAATGGTAAAAGCCTTGCGCGTGATTCAACCATTTCTACAATTACGGGATCATATAAAAGTTCTTCTGAATGATTCCAAGTAAACCAACCAGAACCCCAACCCGGAGAATACAACACCGCAACCTTACCATCACGAATTACACGTTCCATAGTTTCACCTTAGAATTTTAGATTATACTTAACAACCGCTGCCTTATCAGTAAAGCCCGATGATTGTTGATTAATTAAACTTACAGTTAGATTTGATGCATCAGTTAATCGATTGGTATACTTAAGTTCGGTATTTACCGGAGCAAATCCACTTAGATTGTATGATCGATTTTGAACAATTGGTGTTCCATTATCTGTTACACCTACACTAGCATTGACATTGAAACTTCCAGATGTGACTGCCATTGGTTGATATACCGAAAATGATACTGAATCAAAATCAGACACAATCTTCGACTTGGCTACGCCTAAGCCCCAAGTTACTGTCTTTAC